CTATGTTGGCTGAAACCATCGATGTCGATCCATCAGCTGTACACTTGATTGATACCAGCACAGCACTGAGAGATGCACTGACTGGTGTTGGTGTACCTGCAAACTGGATGAATAGCAAAGATGATGTCGAGGCTGCAGTAGCACAACAGGCAGAACAACAGCAGCAAGCCGCATCACTCGAACAGATGCAGCAAGGTGCTGACGTAGCAAATACTATAGGCGAGGCTAAGGAGAAATTTGCATGAAACAAGGCGCATTTAAGCCGCCACCCTATGAAGCAGCTGACATTACAGCAATACAGCAATTAGAACGTGGGGAGGCCACACCAGAGATGCAGAAGCGTGCATTAGCCTGGATTATTAATCCGGTAGCCGGAACGTATGATCAGTCATACCGACCAGGTGATCCACATGAAACTACATTCGCTGAAGGTAGGCGATTCGTAGGTAACGCAATTATTAAACTGTTGAAACTTGACCCAGCAAAAGTGAGGAGAGAGAAATGAACTTAGATCTATTGAAACGAGGTTATTGGGATGAAGATGGTGGCGATGGAGCCGATGGTGGTACTGGTGACGCTGGCGGTGATACTGGCAATTCTGGTGATAGCGGTGACTCTGGCGATACGAGTTCTGCTAATGGATTTTCTGAAACCTGGCGTGAAGATTATGCTGGCGAAGATGAAGGCAAGTTAGCTCAGCTATCTCGATACGCTTCACCTAATGCAGCATTTGATGGATTGATTGCTACCAAGCAGAAGATCAGCTCTGGTGAGTTTAAATCCACCACTCCATTCCCAACTGAAGGGACTGAAGAAGAGCAGGGTGCTTGGCGTGATACTAATGGTATTCCCAAAGCAGCTAGTGATTACAAAGTAGAATTGGCTGATGGCCGGACGATTGGTGAAGATGACAAGCCATTTGCTGATGAATTCTTAGCAGCAGCTCATGCTTCAAACATGTCACCAGCTCATGCTAATGCAGCACTTAACTATTATTACGATAACCTTGACAAGCAGCTGGAAGCTCGCAGTGAGGCTGACATTGAATTGAGATCAGCCACTGAAGATACCCTCAGAGCTGAGTGGGGTAATGAATACCGATCCAATGTGAACCGGATTCAAGGATTACTGGACACAGCACCTGAAGGCGTGAAGGACGATATCAGCAATGCCCGTATGCCAGATGGCACACCATTGATGGCTAATCCGGAGACATTGAAATTCTTTGTTGATATGGCTCTACAGATTAACCCTGCGACTACACTGGTTCCTGGTGCTGGAGACAACATCAAGGGAGCTGTATCGGATGAGATGAAAACACTTGAAGGTATGATGGGTAATAAGAACTCTGAATACTGGAAAGGTCCGAAGGCTGATGACAATCAGAAGCGTTATCGTGATTTAACAGCAGCTGCAGAAAAGATGAGGTAATAACGCATTAGCGTTGGTTAATATGCTGAAATGGTATTAAATAGTATATGAATTGGTACAAATTGTACCCATGGGTTTCCCGCTTATGCGCCCCCGACTAATAGCACCAAAGCGCGGCTCCAGAATGATCAGTAGCAGCTCCAGAAATGGCTACCCTGCAGATGGATCAAGACGGATTCCCCAAGGCTAAGGTCAACTGAACTTAACTTTTTACGGGAGATAAACCCATGTCTGATACGGCATTCCAAACCCAGTATCGCCAGGAGTTCATTCACGGATTTGAACAGCGTCAGTCGCTGTTGCGTGACACTGTAACTACTGAAGCGGTAATTAAGGGTAACCAAGCAGTTTTCCTCGTTGCGGATTCAGGTAGCTCTGAAGCTGTAACTCGTGGTGTGAATGGATTGATTCCAGCACGCGCCGACAACCTAGTACAAAATACTGCAACTCTGTCCGAGCAACATGACCTCGTGCGTAAGACTGGCTTCAACGTCTTTGCGTCACAGGGCAATCAACGTCAGATCATGCAGGAAACCACAATGGCTGTAGTCAATCGCAAGATTGATGATCAGATTACTACCGTCCTGAACACAGGTACTGTAGCAATCGGTTCCAGCACAACTCTGCCAAGTGTTGATTTATTCCAGAATGGTCGCGTTAAACTTTCTAACGCTGAAGTTCCATGGGATTCAAACATCACTTTGCTATGTCAACCTTCATTCCTTGCATATCTTGAGCAAGCTCCAGAGTTCGCTTCGGCTGACTATGTGAACATGCGCGCATACGCAAACGATGATCCAAGCTGGCGTGACCAGCCTATGGCATACAAATGGAGAAATACTCTGATCTGTGAGCATCCTAACCTTCCAGGTAAAGGTACTTCCAGCGAAATCAACTTCCTGTATCACAAGAATGCTATCGGCCATGCTGCTGATACTTCTGGTATGCAGTCACCAGTTGGTTACGATGAAGAGCAAGATTACTCCTACGCGCGCTGCTCCATGTATATGGGTGCAGTATTACTTCAAAACGCTGGCGTTGTGGTTATTACCGCAGACGGTTCAGCATACGCATAAGGAGAACTAGATCATGGCTTATTTAGGATCAACAGCAGCTTCGTCTGCAGTCAATGTTCCCCGCTTGGTTGCTGGTGCTATGCACTCTCGACCTGCTGCAACTGGCCTGTTCGGTATTTTAACTACCGCACAAAACCAGCAAAGCGTAGGTGGCGGCATCTGGACTTATCTCTCAACTCACGCATCACTTGGAACTGACGGTACGTTCTTCACTGATGGGTGGTACTTGGGAATGCGTCCTGGTGACATTGTTATGTCAGTGCTTTACACATCTGGTGGCAGACATGATTTAAACATTCATGTTATTAGTGCTGCGAGTTCAGCAGGGGTTGTTTCCTCTACTGGTAGTGTTATCAGCTCTACATACGCATAGTTGTAGATATAGGGGTAGGGGCTTCGCATACGCACCGGAAGCTCTTATCCCTTTTTTTTAATGTCAGAGGAGAACAATGATGACTGATGAAAAGAAACGAGAGATGAGAATTACCGCTTCACGAATGAAGAGCGGTGAATTTGTACGAACACTATATGTCGCAACAGTAGAGCCTGGCGTGACACGAGAAGATCTACTGAAGCCTGATTTCTGGGCGCAGGTCGCATACCAGTTTAGCCCGTATGATCGACTTGAAGTACGTTCCGATGACGGAATCTTCTTCGCTGAATACCTGATACTTGCGTGTGAACGCACTTACGCAAAGGTTAAAGAATTATCATTTGTATCATTGACCACTAAAGATGTGGCGATGACTGAGGCCGAGAACGAGCTTGAGCTTTATAAGTACAAGTATCGTGGACCGAACTGCAAACACAGCATCATTCGTAAATCAGATGACACTGTGATGGTAGAAAAACTGGCAACCAAGGATGCTGCATTAACCTGGTTAGCCAACCACAAGAAGGCTACTGCATAAATGTCAACCTCAAGACTGGAATTATATAATAAAGCACTCACCTATTGCGGTGAACGTATGCTTGCCAGTCTAAGTGAGGATAGGGAGCCTCGGCATCTTTTAGACCTGGTATGGGATCAGGATGGTGCTGAGGCCTGTCTTGAAATGGCACAGTGGAAGTTTGCCATGAAAACGGTAATGCTCGACTACGACACAGAAGTAGATCCTAGTTTTGGTTACAACAGAGCTTTCACGAAACCCACTGACTGGGTGGTGACTTCAGCATTTTGCTCCGATGAATATTTCACAACCCCGATTACTCGCTATGTAGACGAGAATGATTACTGGTACACAGACATCGATGAGATTTATGTCAAGTACGTTTCTAATGATACGTCTTACGGATTAGATCTATCTCTATGGCCAGCGACATTTGCTAACTTTGCAGCTGCTTACTTTGCCTCAGAGATCGTCATGAAGCTCACTGCTGACGAGAAGAAACAGGAGAAGGTATTCAAACTGTTTGAAAGCAAGATGATGACAGCAAAGAACAAGGACGCAATGGCCGGACCACAGCAGTTTCCAGCACCAGGTAACTTCGTACAATCACGTTACAGGAATGGTGGTCGCAGAGATCGTGGTAATCGTGGGCAGCTTATAGGCTGATCCATGCCAAAAGAAAACGTATCCCTCCATACATTTAACCGTGGGCTTGTATCTCCGTTAGCATTAGCACGAACTGACATAGAGAGGGTCGGGCTTTCGGCTGAGACAATGGATAACTGGATGCCAAGAAACCTTGGATCTATGATGTTGCGTCCAGGCACTTCATACATTGGTGCTACCGCATCAAACAATCAGGCTCGATTTCTTCCATTCATATTCGCTTCCACTGATACAGCATTATTAGAAATAACTGATCTCAACATGAGAGTGTGGGTTAGTGACGCACTTGTAACTCGCGCATCTGTATCGAGCGCAGTGGCAAACGGGTTGTTCACTACCAACTTAACCAGCTGGACTGATAATGACGAAGCAGGTAGCACATCAGCTTGGGTGACTGGTGGTTATTTAGGCTTAACAGGTAACGGGACTACTGCGGCAATTCGTGAACAAGAGGTCACTGTCACTGGAGGTGACTCTAGTGTAGAACATGCACTTGACATTGTTATTGAGCGCGGTCCAGTAACACTACGGGTAGGCTCAACATCTGGTGATGATGATTATATTTCAGAGGCTTCATTAGGTGAAGGGCAACACTCGCTATCATTTACCCCGACCACTAATTTCTTTATCGAGTTTTCTTCCAGAACCAAGAGACAGATGTTGGTTGATTCTGTAGCAGTAGCATCAAGTGGGGTAATGTCAGTTACAGCTCCATGGGCAGAAGCTGATCTAAGTGATATCAGATACGATCAATCTGGTGACATAGTTTATGTTGCCTGTGATGGTTATCGTCAATACAAGATTGAACGCAGATCCACCACATCCTGGTCAATAGTTAATTACGATCCACTTGACGGTCCATTCCGTGGAATTAATATCAGCCCAACCACCATAGCTGGGGCTGCAATAAGTGGTAATACAACGCTTACTGCCAGCGCGCCATTTTTCAAGAGTACAAATGTTGGTAGTCTTTTCAGATTAACTTCCAGCGGTCAAACCGTTCAATCAGACATCTCTACTGAAGATACATGGACAAATCCAATACGGGTAACAGGCACTCTTACATCACGAATATTTACTATCATTAGAGCTGGCATATGGTCTGGGACTGTCACTCTACAAAGATCGCTAACTTCAGAGACTGGTCCGTGGGAAGATGTAACTACTTACACAACCAATGCAACCATTACTTACGATGATAGTTTAGACAATCAAATCGCCTGGTATCGGATTGGTGTGGACACCGGAGGCTTTACTTCTAACGTAATCACTGGTGCTACCCAGGCTAACCCTTGTGAAATTACCGTGACAGATGCAGATGTATTCTCAACTGGAGAAGTCATAGGCATCACTGGCGTAGTTGGTATGACTGAGTTGAATGGAAATTCTTATACAGTCACAAAAACAGCAGCAACCACATACACACTAGGCGTTGATTCTACTCTATACACTGCATATGCAAGTGCTGGTGCTGCTGAGTCCGAGGGTCCGGTTGACCTTACATTGGATTACGCAATAGGGTCGATTGACGGATTAGCAAGAGTCACTGGGTTTACAAGTAATCTTATAGTTAGTGCAGAGATTATTAGTGACCTTGGCAATACCGATGCAACAGAAGATTGGTATGAAGGCTCATGGTCAGATCGAAGGGGGCATCCTACATCGGTAGCCTTTGCTGAAGGCAGGTTGTGTTGGGCTGGCCAAGACCAGGTGTGGTTATCTGCATCTGATTCCTTTTCATCATTTGATGATTTGTTTGAAGGAGACTCGACAACAATCAAAAGAACTATTGGCTCTGGACCAGTAGACAACATTAACTGGTTGGTGGCCGCAAGACGGTTACTTATGGGCGGTGATGGTTCTGAGTTTTCAATGAGATCATCATCTGAAGATGAACCT